AAAAGTTTAAGATTGACTGGTATAACGATTTTTTAAAACTTATTAACCAAATTGATGCTCAATTAAAACAAGAAGAACAACAACGTATACAACAAGACAATTTTTTGTTTGATTTAATATCACAAGCACAACCTGTTACACAATATAGAATTTTTATACCAATACGTAACTCAACTTCAGGTAAAGCGAGTGTTACAGATACAAACTGGGTTGAACGTGTTAACGTAAGTGCTTATGTTCAAGAATATTTTGGTCTTAATCCTGATGATATAACACAGATAGATTGGTTTATAACATATAGAGCAAGAGTGGTCAATAGTGGTGATGTTGGTTATATAAAAGCGAGATTTAGACAAACAGTCCCTTCAGGACAATATATTGAAACTGAAGTTAAAACAATAACGTCTACTTCGTGGAACGTTTTTTATGAACAATACAACAATGTGCCAAAAACAATTTTTACGCCAAACGGGTTGTTAGATTGTATGTTGATGTTAAAAGTTGATAGTGGAACTATAGAAGCGTATATGGATAGAGCATTTTTGATTTTGATAATGGGAGGATAGTTTATGGTTAACTTATTAGACGCAGTAGCACAAATTTTTGGTAAACCAGCAACAGAACCAGAAGTTGAACCAAGCCAAAAAATAGAAAACAAGATTGTGCCTGGTGAAGAAATTTTGAATATAGACGAAGACAAGGTTGTTCATATATTTAAACAAGTATACCAACACGCTTATAATGTTAAGAAAAACCATATAATAGTTTGGGACAAAGTATGGTCGTTGTTCAATAATCAATACGATTTTTCACAAAAAGCAGATTGGCAATCAAAAGCGTATACAACAAAGTTTAATGGTGCGATACGAACCTTAATGGCAATTTTGAAACGTTCTGTGTTAGGTGCTAAAAAAATTTTTTCAGTAGAAGGTGTAGGTTATGAAAGCAAGTTGAAACAAGCAAATGTTGAAAACTTGTTATTTTATTGGTTTTACAAGTCAAATTTTAGGCACGAGTTTACAAAATCGTTGATGGCAGGCGTGTTGTCAAGTTTAGCAATTTTGAAAGCGTATTGGAATAACGGCGTAAAAATAGAAGCGTGTGACCCGTATGATATAACTTTAGACCCTACTGGTAGGAACAAGTTTATAATACACAGGATTAAAATGGATCTGTATGATGTTCAAAAACTTGCTAATGAAGGTGTTTATAACGCTGACAAAGTTGCGTTAATAAAAGAAAGTTTTGTTAGAGCAGAATTAGAATATAAAGAAAAATTGCGTAGGAACGAGCCAGGTGCTACACCACCGCCGTTTAGAAAAGAAGTTGAAATAATGGAATATTACGGCGACTTGTTTGACGAAGATGGTTCTTTGATAGAAGAAAATGTTATTATAACAATTGCTAACGATAAATATTTGTTACGTATAGTTAAAAACCCGTATCCAATAAAACCTTTCTTTATTTATCCGTTATATTTTGTCCCGTTCAGTGTGTATCACAAAGGATTTTTTGAAGATGTAGTCACAGCAGGTTTAATTGACGAAATGAGCCGTGTCCTTAATGGTATCATAGATGGACATTTATTTTCAATAGCAAAAGCGTTTGAACTTAATGTAGATTTAGTTGTTGATCCTGAAGAAATACAAAGTGGTATTTATCCAGGTAAAACAATTAAGAGGACAGGTTATGCGAATGAACGTTTGATACAAGAAGTAAATATAGGTAATATTTCACAACAAAATTTAGCAGTATATGAAATGTTAGCAAGAGAATTTCAAAATGCGACAAGTATCACAGAATTTATTATGGGTATGCCAACAAGTCGTGGTCGTCCTACAGCAACAGAGGTTGTTCAAAAAACACAACAAACAATGAGTGCGTTAGAAGATATTGTTCGTGATTTAGAACAATATTTGATTGTTCCGTTATTAGAATTTGTTTTTGATTTAATAATGAAGTATCAAGACAATTTTACTGATGCTCAACTACAAGAATTTTTAGGTCGTAATTTAGATTATACTTTACCTTTAGAACAATTTAAAGAAAAATATTTTAGTGGTCAATATGAGTTCAGGGTTAATGGTATTTCACAAACATTGTTGAAACAACAGACAGTGGAAAAGATAGCGTTGTTGTTCCAGTTGTTACAAGCGAACCCGAACTGGGCAAGTAAAATAGATTTAGACAGGTTGTTATACAAAATTTTAGAATCGTTAGATTTAGATCCAACAGAACTTATTATAGAACAACAAGGTAATCAAGAACAACAGGTAGGTGTTATACCACCTGTTTCAACACAACCAACAGAGGAGGTAGAACAATGAAAAAAAAGATAAATATAGAAAAAAGTAAGCCAGATGTAAGAGGGTATGAAAATAAGATAATAAATTTGTTAGAAGACGAGACGATAGAATATGTCCCTGCGACAGAAGATGTGAAAAAGACAGCAGTAAGTAAATCAGAGTTGTATGAGCCGATACCTTCAATACCTGAAGGGGCAAGACGTCCCTGGGCAAAAAATAGACCAAGAATTTCAAGGAGGTAAAAAACGTATGGCAAAAAAAAGAGAAGTTCAAAAACAAATATCTGGTGGTGTAAGAAAACTTGTCCGTCAATGGGAACGGACAGGTAAAATAGAAACGTCAAGAGCGACGTATAGACCTAAAACAAAAGAAGAAGCAATAAGACAAGCGTTAGCGATAGAGTATGGTCGTGCGAGACAAGAAGGTAAGTTGCCAAAAAGACGTTCAAGACCAACAGGTTCTGGTGTGTTTACAGACCAAGAGATAGCAAGGGGGTATAAAATAATATGGCGACCTTAAAACCAAAATTTAAGATACCTTCAATGAAAGTAAAGTTGCCAAAATTACCAAAAATAAAGCCGTTGCCTAAAATAAAAGCAAGTTATGTTGGGACATTAAAACCGCCTAAAATTAAGAAGTTAAAAATTTTTTAATCAGTTGATAAAAACAAAAAAATTTATTTTATAAAATAACTATGATAAAACCTAACTTTGATGAAGATGCTGTTGCTATACTTCGGTATTTACTTGAAGAACGTAAGAAACGTATTGTTTTAAATATTGCTAACACGCCGTATGGTGATATAGAACGGCTTAAAGGGTTGCACGCAGAATTGCGTGTAATAAGTTTGTTAGAAAACGATTTGTTAATAGAAATTGCTAAATTGAAGCAAGAAAGAAGGAAAGAATTAGAACAAATCCTGTCCCACGAGTAATCGTGGACAAACAGGGGGGAGGATAAAATGGTAAAAACAAAAATACAAGAGTTGTATGAGAATTTAGATAAAGAAGAAGTTGCTGACAATCCTGTTGAAACACAACAGGAAAGTCAAGAACAACAAACACAAACACAAGAAGTTGACCAACAATCACAGCAACAAGAAAAGTTGTTGGCAGGTAAGTTCGGTTCTGTAAACGATTTAGAAAAGTCGTATGAAGAACTACAGAGACAATATACTGAACTTACAGAAAGGTTGAAACGTGCTGAAGCGTCGTTAGAAACATTTTTGAAGACACAAAATATGACACAATATGTTCAACCACAAGTTCAACAACAAAACAATGTTCCTTTACAACAGACAAACGATTTTGATATAGATGTTGATCCATACTCAAATCCAAAAGAGTATGCTAAAAAGATTTACGAAAAAACTCTTACTGATGCTATAAATCGTGTTCAACAAATGATACTTGTTCAACAACAAATGGAGTATGTGCGACAAAAATTTTATTCTGAAAACCCCGATTTAAAAGGTAAAGAACGTATAGTTGGGATTGTGTCACAAGACGTTGTTCGTGATATACCCAATGCTGACCTTGACACTGTGCTTAAAGAAGTAGCGAGAAGGACAAGAGAATTCCTTGCTTCTCTTGTCCCACAACAAAAACCTGTCCAACAACCAGTTGCTGTAACACCACAAGTTGGTCAAACAAGACAAATCACACAAACTAAAACTGAAGAACGAGAGTTAACTCCTGAAGAAGAATATCAGGAGTATATTAACTATCGTAAACAAAGATTAGCAGAAGCAAAAAATATTCTTATCAAAGGAGGTAAATAACCTATGGATTGGATAAATATGGGCGGTTATTTAGCAAACCCACGTTTAAGTAAAAAAATAAGGTTATCGGCATTACCATTGATGAGGTTTAGACAATTTGTGCGTCCTGAACCAGGTTATGGTAAAAATGTTGGCGACAAAATAGATTTTATCCGTGTATCAGAAGTGTTGACATCAGGTCGTGCTATATCTGAAGATGAAGAAGTCCCAGAAACCAATCTTCAGATAACAAAGAGTTATTTACAAGTTACTGAATATGCTAATAGTATCCCGTATACTGGCAAGTTAGAAGCATTGTCCGAGTTTGATCCTGAAAACTTGATACAAGAAGCGTTGAGACGTGATATGGCAAAAACGTTAGATGCTGTAGTTGGTAATGTGTTTAGAAGCACAAAATATATTTATACACCAACTGGGACATCTGATAATCCTTCGTTTGTATTCACAAATACAGGGACACCAGGTGATGTTGCTACAAGACCAATCAGCGGTTGGGATATTTCAAAACTTCGTTTATTAGCAAAAGGTAAAACTGCTGGTGTAGGTATTCCGCCTTATGATGGGACAAATTATATGGCAATATGTTCTGTTGGTGCTTATGAACAGATATACAACGACCCTGCTTTTGTTGAAGCATCAAAATATGGTGATCCTGACAGATTGTTCAGTGGCGAAGTTGGTAGATGGAGACAGATTAGGTTTATTGAAGAAAACAATGTTCTTGACGACACATTACCAGCAAACGATGTCCCTGGCGAACTTATCTTCTTTGGTGAAGATCCTGTTGTAGAAGGTATTGTTATACCAGAAGAAATACGTGCTGATATACCAAAAGATTTTGGTAGAAAGAAAAAATTAGGTTGGTATTATCTCGGTGGTTCTACCTTATCGTTCTGGGAAGCAGGTTGGGGTCTCTGCAGAGTTATCCGTGTATACGGTGCTTCAGAATAATTGAGATAAGTTGTTAAAAATATTTTAAGGGAGATTTTTTTGTTAAAATTTTAACCACAGGAGGTATTTTAACAATGATTGATACAAGGAGACCTTTTGTTTTACAATATAGAGATGGTAAGTATGTAGTAAAATATTTAGACACAGGCGAACAAAAAGATGTTACAAAAGAAATGAAAAAAGAAGAAGTTAAACTTTATAAACAAGATAAAGAAAGAGAAAAAGAAGAAAAGAAAAAATAATATTGGATATTAACTAATTTTGTATGAATTTTGGCGAGTTTAAACAAAGGGTTAAAGATATTGTTGCGAGAAACAATCTTGAGTTGGACAATGTTATATTGATGTTTACAAACGAAATCCTTGATGAGATACAGAAATTTTATAATTTTGAATTCTTGAAACAAACAATAGAATTACAAGTTGTTGCGGGACAAAGGACATATTCGTTACCTGCTAACTTTAAAGATGATATAATTTTTTATCTTGTTAAAGAAAACAAGTATGAGAAGTTAACGTTAACAAATTCGTATGAAATAATTAAGAAAGTGATACCTGAAGAAACTGGTGAGCCAAAATATATTGTGATTGAAAGAGATATGTTTTCTTTGTTTCCCGCACCTGATAAAGATTACGTGTTGCGTATAACTTATTATGCTTATTTTTCACCTATTAGTTCTGATACTGATACTAACTATATTCTTGATAAAGAAGTTGATGTATTGTTAAATGGTGTTCTACAACGTGTTTTTTCTTACTTGTTTGAATATGAACAAGCACAATATTATGGACAGATTTATCAACAAAAATTGTTGTTATTAAAACGCCGTGAGGTTATTAAAGAATTACCTACTGAAATGAGTTTAGGAGTTTATACAGATGTCAAAAAGTCATTATTGGAGTAAGAAATGGTATGGAATAAAAATACACCTGCTTTTAATGAACCTATATCACAAGGCGATGATAGATTGCGTGAACTTAAACAAGATTTACAAACTATTTTTCAAAAAGATTTTAAAAATAGTGATTGGAATGGACAATCTGGCACTTCAAAACATAACCATTTTATAAACCCGCAAAATATTCTACAAAAAGATGGTGTATATAAAGTTTTAGCAGACGATACTTCTTCCACTGATTATCGTATTTTAAAAATACAAGTTTACTACAATGGTGCTTGGCGTAACGCTACCAATCCTACTTTTCAACATAAAACTACAAAAGTAAATAAACATTTGTTTGAACCTGGCGACATTATTGTTGTTTATGGAAATACTGCTCCAGTAGGTTGGGTTCAACAAACAATTGAACAAGTTTTCAATGTTAACTTGTCAGAAATAATGTTAGGAATATCACTTGCTCCAGGTTCTCCTGTAATCGGTAGCCATTCGTTAAGTAGTGTTATAACTCATTCACACACATTATCAACTGAATTTCTTGCTTCTGACCATTCACATCAAGGGTCAGGACAAGTGGCAACAAGCGGGACAAACGATGGTAAAGAAGCGTATAAAATAGGTGGTGGTTATGATATAGTTAAATTACATCATTATCATATTATAAATTATTCTATAAATTCGGTTAGAAGTGGATCTCACACACATACTATTTCAGAATATACTACAGGAAATTATAAACGAGCAAATTTTATTTTAGTTAAAAGGAGTTAAAAAAATGGTATGGGATATTAGTAAACCTGCTGGTAGCGAAGTAGTTTCTTATGGTGACGACAGGATAAGAGAGTTAAAACAAGATTTAGAAACTATTTTTCAAGAAGACCATTATTTTTTAACTGATAACAACAATCCACGTTTGGTTCATAGTATTAAAAAGAACATTGACCGCAATAACAGAATTTTTTATGATGGCGAGTTAAAATACAGGGATTACAACGGGAATATTGTTTCTTGGCGTGATGAAATACCGCTTGGGACAAAAGTGTTGTTTATATCAATGCCTGAAAATGGAAGACCATATTGGAACATTGTGCCGATAATAGATTATGTTGTAAATCTTGTGAATAGTGATGGTGGACAAATTACTGGTATAATAGATTATTTTTCACAAATTCATACTCATAGTGTAAACAATGAAACAATAGAGGGGCACGACCATACTGTTGATTTTCAAAGTGCTACAAGTAATTATGGTAGTGATATTAAAGAAGGGATTACTGCGTCGGGTGGGACGAAGTTTGTTAGTTATAATCATACACATCTTGGTTTTCGTCAATCTTCAACAAAATCAGAAAATATTACACATAACCATACTTTAGGTTCAGTATCTTTTAATCCACGTTATGTTAAAGGTATAGTTTTGGAGAGAATAAAATGACTTGGGATAAAACAAAACCACAAGGTTCAGAAGCGTTAAGGTTAGGCGATGACAGAATACGAGAGTTAAAACAAGATTTAGAAAATATTATTACTTATGAACATTATTTTGAGTTAGACCAAAACAATAATATTGTTGATGTTCAACATAAACTACCAATTGGTTTTCCTACTACTGACAAGTTAGATGGTAGGTTGTGTTATGTTCCTGATGATGAAACATTGTATATGTGGGACGAGGTAGAAAACAAGTTTAAAAGGTTATCAACGCCAGACAATTTGATACCTGTAGGGACAAAGATTGTAGGGAAAATTTCTGCCCCGTGTTGGGTGTTAATAAGTTTACAAGAAACACGTTGTGTAAGGTTAACAAACACGTATAACGATGCTGGATTAACAGGTGGGACTGACGATCCTAACTATATGTTTCATCAACATAGTGTTAGCGAGTATAGGTATTCACATAGTCATTCTCTTTCAGATTATACAAATGGAGCGGAAGATGGAAAGTGTGACACTTATGGTGTGGACAGAGGCACGTGGTCAGCAGATGGTCATAAACATTCTTTTTCTTTAACTTTAAATTCACAAGAGTTAGCACATAGTCATAGTATGAATAGTCAAGGAGGTTCTATTTCAACAGGATATTTAGGTGTTTATGAAAGACAATTTTAACGAAATGTTTTGTCCGATAACAGGTAAGAAGTGTAGGTTAGATTGTGCTTGGTTAGTAGATATGACAATAACGAACAATATTACAGGTGAGAACAAACAAGAAAAACGTTGTGCTATATTTTGGTTGATAAGTTTACAAGTGGAGAACAACAGGTTAGTATTGTCTAACACGCAGGCGATAGAAAGTTTTAGGAACGAGATGGTTAAAGGACAGGGGTATCAAGAGGTTATAGCAGAAAGTTTAGTCCATTTTTTAAAACTTGCTTTACGAGGTAGACAAAAAAATGTTCAGAACGAAGACGACAATGTTAAAGATGCCCTTTCAGGGCGTTAATTACAAAGTAGACCCGTATTTTTTAGCAGACAATTTTTTTGCTGAATTGTATAATACTGATGTTGATATTGATGGTTTAACAAAACGACCTGGTTTTAGAACTTTTTGTTTACAACCTACTGGCGATAAGATTATACGATTCTTAAATTATCATTATAGCGGGACAGGTTTTTATTTAATAGGTTTTTCACCAACAAAGTTATACAAGTTTGACGGGACACAATTTGTCCAAGTAGGAACAAAAACGTTTTTACAAACAGACCATATTAGTTGTGATACAGGGTTTGACAACATATTTTTTACAAACAATAAAGCAGAAAAACCTAAATATTGGAATATTACAATGACAGATTTTGACGATATCCCAGGATTAACCGATGTAGAACCTGGCGATATAGAACTAAATAGTTGTCATAATTTAGTAGTGTTTAAAAATTTTGTTGTTTTAGCACAAACTGTGGAAAATAATGTTTATTATCCAACACGTATTCGTTGGTCACAATATAACGATTTTACAAACTGGAAAAACAATCCTGATGGTTCAGGTATGGCAGGTTATTTTGACTTGTTACAAGAAGCATCGCCTATAGTTCGTATGTTACCTTTGAAAGATTATCTTATTATTTACAAACCTGATTGTATATACATAATGCGGTTTGTAGGGACACCTTATGTTTTTGTAGTAGAAAAAATAGTTGAAGGTATAGGTCTTCTTGGTTATAACGCAATATGTTCATTTTTAGATACACACTTGTTTGTAGGACGAGATAATATATACATTTTTACAGGTAGCACAATACAACCTGTTGGCGACTTGATTATAGAAAAGTTTTTTGAAGAACTAAATTATGAACGTGTTGACGAAATTTTTTGTTATCCTGATATTACAAACAAAAAAGTGTATATTTTTTATCCAACAACAAGTTCTAAAGGTTGTAATAAATGTTTGGTTTATAATTATGTTTTAAAAAGTTGGTCTACTTATGAAATACCTTATGGTGTTGATATGATTTATACTTCAAAAAGTTTTGATGTAACTTGGGATAGCGTGGGGACATCTTGGGACGGGACAGGAAGAACGTGGGAAGAACAACAGGTTGGCGGAGGCAGGTTTTTAATTCTTGCTACAACAGGTGATAAAATAATAAATTTTGATGAAAAAGATGTTGACGATAATGTTTATACAACATTAGTTTATGACGTTAAAACAAAAATTTTTGATTTTGGTTTACCACATAATATAAAAAGGTTGTTAGAAATACGTGTTTTAGGTAGAATTAAAAAAGGGTTAAAACTACGTGTTAATTATGGTGATGAAATTCCGTTGTTAGCATATTATCGTGAGTTTGAAGTGCCAGAGAATGGTGTTATACAATGTGATATTTCAGCAAAATATTTTCAAATAGAGTTTTACGAAGAAACAAATACAAATAATTATAACAAAACGTTTGAAATAAGTAATTTACAATTAAGGTGGATAGAACGGGGGTTACGTTAAAATGTTTGTTAAAAAACCTATTAAAACAGGTAATATAGAACTTGATAGAGTGTTAAACGATATGTTTTCACAATTAGAAATTATTTTGACTAACAAGACGTTAGAATATATAATCCTTACGCCGTTAAAAAAAGAGCCAGATAAGAAGTTTAATGGTATGATAGTATATTTTGACAATGTTGGTGGTAAGACAGGTTTTTACGGGTATGAAAACGGCGTTTGGGTAAAATTGTAAAAAAGGAGGTATAAAAATATGGATCCTGTTACAATAGGAGCAATTTTAACTGCTTCGTCAGTAGCGTTACCATTTTTAGCAAGATGGTTAACAGGTGAAGGTATAAGTGAAGTTCAGCCGAGATATGCTTGGGAAACACCAGTTGGGCAAGAATTGTTAAGGCGTGTTCTTGAGTATCAACCAGGCGTGTATACAGGTGCGTTACAAGTCCCGATAACGCCTACGGAGACAACGTTAGCACAAGCGTTAGCACAACCATTAAACTTGTTAACAGGGCAACAATATATTTCTGACGTTTTAGCAGGCAGGTATTTACGTCCTGAACAACAGCCGTATTTACAAGCAATGACACAAGAGATACAGAGACAAGCAAGCGAGTTAGTAAGACAAGCAGGCGATGTTGTTCGTTCGCAGACAGCCCGTGCTGGTGTCCCAAGTGGTAGTGTAGAACAACAGATGATGAGACAAGCAACAGAGAATATTGCGAAACAAGTAGCGGGACAATTAGCAAGTTTGTATGGCGGTATTTATCAACAAGAACGTGGTTTACAACAACAAATGGTTCCGTATTACTTACAATACGCTCTTGCTCCAACACAACAAGCAATGTCAGGTCTACAAGCACAACAATATCTACGACAAGCAATGTTACAGAACATCTTGTTACCATACCAAGAATTTCAACGTAGAGAACAAGCAGAGTTAGTCCCGTTACAATATTTATACGGGTTAGCAACAGCACAACCTCGTTATCCACAATATAGGTTGCCAGAATGGTATTATTATATTATGCCACTTTCACAAACGTTAGGGACAGCAGGTGGGTATATGGTAGGTAGTGGAATGGGTGGAGCAGGTGCTGGTGGGACAGGTGGTGCTGGTATAATAGGAACAACAGAACCTATAGCGGGTCCGTTAGCATAATTATATTTTTAAAGGAGGTAAAAAGTTATGCCAAGAGATACACAAGAATTACCAATGTATTTAGGTTATTTACCATATCCAGTTCCGCCTGAAGGGTTAATAATGGCTAACTTACCACAAGCGTTTCTTACAGGTTTGGACATCGCAAGAACATTGCGTTCTGAAAAAGAGGCAAGACAATTGCGGGAATTACAGGTTGAACAAGCGTTAGCAGAACAAGATTTGCGGTTGCTTAATTCGTTATGGAACTATCTCTCAAGTTCAGGTCTTGCTGGTTCTATTGCTGATTATTTGCCTGAACAACAAACAAAACAATTACAACAAAGGTATGCTAAATATGGTATTGATATTACAAAATTAAGAGTGCCTTCTGTAAAAGACGCTTATCCAAACATTTCTGACATACTTGTTGGTGAGGGTGTAGCGAACAGGGTTGGTGTTTCTACATTAGGAACGCTATATGATGTAGTGCCTGGCGACTGGATTATAAGTGCGATAGGGAAAGAGTATGGTGGTAAACCTGTAAACAGGGAACAGGTATATTTAATACCGAAAGGTGCGACAAAGACATATTTAGAAACAACGAAATTGTCATTAAAACAAAGAGAGTTACAAGATAAGTTAAATTTGAAATTAACAGAATTACGAAGTAAGCAAGATAAAGATAGTATGAAACGATTAGAATTGTTAATAAAGTGGACTAAAACTTTACAAGATAATTATAAACCTGAACTAATAGCACAACCTGGGACAAGGGAAGCAATTAACAAAGCGTTAACACAAATAGGGCAAGAGTTAGGTGGTATAGATGTTAGTGACTTATTGTTAACTGAAGAAGATGTTGCGTATACACCTAAACGTTCAGTGTTAGATAGTATTGTAGATTGGCTTAAAGGATTATTGCCACAACAACCAACAAGACCACAGCCACAACAACCAACAAGACCACAACAACAAGAAATACCAAAAGGGTATGGTAGCCAATAATCTATGAACAATAAAAATTTTACAGAGTTGTTAGAACAAGATTTTAATGCTAACAAACGTGTTTGGATAGATTTTAAAGAAATAGATCCTGCTTTTGAACTACAAGCATACAATTTTTTTTTAAGCAAACTACAAGAATACCAACCTGAAAACACATCTGATTTTATACAAGAATGGGTTAAAGCAAAAAAAGAGAAAAAAAAGTTTTATGTTGATTGGGGCTTATTTAAACAAGCACAACCACAAGCACCACAAGTATCTCTTGCTACTATCCTACAACCTGTATTAAAACCTGTAGAACAAACAAAACCTAAAGAAGTCCCGTTAAAACAAGCCATAGACCCGTCAAAATACGAAGTCGCTGTTTCTAACAAGACAACTACAACCTTGATACAACCTTCACACTTACCTGCACAAGTTCCTTCTGTCCAAGTTATACAAACACAAGTCACGCCTGAAAAACAAAAAGAGTTAATATCGTATGTAAACAATTTGTTTGAAGCGTTAGTAGATGCTGAAAAGTTGTATAAAAATCCAAAAAGTTGGCAAGATATAGAGATAAAACCTACACAGAACTTACCAACTGTTGAAGATTTAGAACAAGCAAGGAAGACACAAGAGTTAGCAAGTCGTATGAGCAGATTTTTAACAGAAGTTAGGAAAAAGAAGTTGACACCAAGAGAAGAAGAATATGTTAGGACACTTGTTGGATTATATAATAAAGAAAAGTTACAGACAGCGTTAAGCAAGATAGAAAATTTTGCTATAAATAGTGTTACTGAAGTGTATACAAACGAGTTAGGCAGGGTTGAACAAGAGATAGGCAGGTTACAACAAGAAATAGACAAGTTGAAACAAGAGAAACCGAAGACGATTGCTGAAAATTTAGGGTTACAACGTGAATTAGCGGAGAAAGAGTTAGCATTAAGAAATCTTAAGATGGCACGTGTAGGGATAAGTAATTATATACAATCTTTGAAGTCGCCTGATGCGGTTAAAGAGTTTTGGCAAGGTGTTTTTGACGCTTTAGTTCGTGATTATCATAGTTTACCATTTTTAGGTTCTTTGATGTCAGCAGAAGATAAAGAACGGCTGATACAGATTAGGACAAAAATGCGTGAAGGTAAACCATTAAGTGAAGGTGAACGAGCGTTTGTAGATATGATGGAAACAAAATATTTACCAAGAACAAATCTTGCTTACCAAATTGGATATTCAATAAGTGCTATGCCAAAATGGGGGATAGAGTTTGCTGTTGTTAATGCTCTTTTACCAGAAAAAGGATTGATATATAGAACATTACGAGGTGTTGATGTTCCTGTTATGATTTCAAGGTTAGCAGAATATATAACAAGAGGTGTAATGGCAGGTGCTGTAAATGTTCCTATGTTGGCTGATAGGACATACGAATATATGTTGAACCCAGCAGTTCGTGGTGTGTTAGGAGACAAACTTGTGAACTTGTTAGATAATAAAGATGTAGATTTTTGGACTGCGTTAAAGAAGTCGTATGCGAACAATGTTGTAGAGTTTGCTACAGAATATATGGGCGTGTTTGTTACAAGACCTTATGATATACTTAAAAAATTGTTTATTAGCAAGTATTTAAACAAGTTAGGTATAAAATCGTTTGATAAAGCGTGGGCTAACATAATGAAGTTAACTGGTTGGCACGGAATATTAGGTGAAGTGTGGGAAGAAGAAATAGCAGAAGTTTTTAATGCTTTAACTGAAGGACGGGAATACAAGCCGTTGTGGACACAAGAAGGTGCGTTGCGTGGGTTAATAGAGTTTGCTACAATAGGGTTGTATGGCGGGCTAACTGTTGGGTTACCGAACTTGCCTACGATATTGGAGAATATTAAAAAGATAAAAGAGTTTAGGACAAGAGAAGGTGTAGCGGTTATAGATGTTGACAAACCTGCGTTTAAATATTGGGTTGAATATATGGAAGAACACGCAAGACGATTACAAGAACGTGCGTTACCACAACCGCCTGTTGCTACACCTACAACATTTCCGTCTGTTGAAACACCTATTACTACACCAGCACCTGCTATAAAAGAAATACTTGCTTTACCACAAGAAATACCTATCGTAACACCACCGCCTCCAGTTGAGAAACCTTTAGAAATACCACTAACACCTACAACAAACTTGCTTATTTTACCTGGTTCAGCAGAATTGCCACAATACCCGTCAGTTGTAGAAATTGTTAAAAAACCTATAGAACAGGTTAACAAACAAATTAACAAGATTAAAAACCTTTCTCAAGAACAAGTTGTAGAACTTGTTAAAAACATCAATGGTCAGACATCTCTTGTATTCTTAAATTTAGACCAAATAGAGATAGATCCACAATTACAAAAAGAGTTGAGAAAAGAAGTTACGATTTATCCTGAAACTATTAACCAAATAGTTAAGTATTTCCATCCATCTTTATTCCAAACTTTGAGTGTAGCGTATATTGAAGATGAAGGTAAGTATGTGTTATTAGATGGACACCATAGGTTTTTAGCATTACAAACTTTAGAAAAAGAAGGGCGGTTAAAAGATTTTTATTCTAACGGCGTTCCTGTTACATTAACAAAAGTTAAGAACTATGCTGAATTAGGACAACTTATGGGTGTAGTAGTAGGGTTAAATACAGCAAGAAACTTGCCTACGATAACAGAAATGGCTTATTTAATTGACAAGTTGTTAAAGAGCGGTGCTACGATACAAGAAGTTAGTGCAAGGACAAATATTGGTGAAACAGAAATAGACAAATATTTAAACTTGCTCTTGTTATCTCCACAATGGCAAGAATTACCTAAAAATATTGAAAGTTTACCTACAAAAACTTTGCGGAACAGGGTTAACGACCTGTTGTTCACAATGGGTGAACTTGCCAGAAAATACAATATACCATACGAAGTTCAAAACGATATTTTATCTAACTTGGTGATAAAACAAAAAATTGGTGCTGTAGGGTTAGAAAATATTATTAGAAACTTGTATGAAACTTATGCGTCGTCGTTGACTGAAGAACAAGTGGAACAAACTCTTAATTTATTCTCGCCTGAACAATGGAAAACAATAAGGTCTACAGCAACTGAAACTTTGGTAAAACTTGAAAAAGAACATAGACAATTAAAAAGGTTGTTAAACAAGTATGAAAGTGTTAAAAAAGATTTACAATCAGCAATAGAACGTGGTGAGTTAGGTGGTGAATATCAAGCGTTGTTAAAAGGTCTTGAAACAAGGATAAATTCGTTAACAAAACAAATCGTGGATAAACAAGTAATGTTAATACAAAGTTGGCGTGATGATTTAACACCTGAACAAATAGAAAATTTTAGAAAAGAGTTTGAAGCAAAATTGAAACAAAACAAGTTTGTAGTGCGAGAAGATTTTTTATATGTGTTTGATAGTTTGTATGACGAGAAATTAAGACGACAACGCACTTTGTCCTTGTTCCCTGAAGAACCTGTAGATCCAAAAACAGGGTTCAAATTTACTGATTTTAGAGATTTCCCAACCTGGTATCGTATTGTAGAAGAAGATGACGGAACATTGAAAGTTGTTGATGGTGGTAAAGGGACACCAAGAGATAATGTTGTATACTTCGTAGCATTAGCAAAAAATTTTGAAGGTGTAATAGGTATTGAAGCAAAAAATGTTGATGAAGCCGTGTATTATCTTACAGAATATTTTGATATTACGCCTGAAGATAGGTTTGTAGTAATAGGTTTTGAAGATGGCAAAGTTAAAGTTCATCCAAAAGTTTATTCTCAATACTCTTCTATCCAAATACGAGACCAAGATAAAAAAGCAATTGAAAAATATATATACCAAATTGTTCGTCCTGAAATAAAAATTGAGTATATTACGCCTGGTGGTAAAACAGAACAATTAAGGTTGTTTGATAATATGATGAATGAAGAACAAATAACAAAAGAAGAATGGGAAGAAATGAAAAGAGTCATAGAAGAAGGTGTTATTAGAAAAGCATCTTTGTTGCCGTATATGGATATAGAAAACAAACCTTTAAATGAACAAACATTGAAACAGATTGTTGAAAGTTTGAAACAATTTCTGCCAAAAAGAGAAATTAGTTTAATGGTGTTTTTAGACAAAGATAATAAAATTGTAGATATAATAACAATGTCAGGAGTAGGTTTTAGATATTATTATTATAATGCTGTTGATTTTATATTAAATCGTAGTAATATGCATCGGTTAATCAAAAAAGGTGTTGTGAAAATGGTTTTTGGTCATAGACATCCTTCGTTGTTAGTTACAGAATTTGTAGAATGGGTTAAACAAAATAAACCAGAAATTTATGAAAAAGCGTTAGAAATTAAAGAGTTGTTAAACAAAGATGAGCAAGAAGCAATAAAACGTTTTAGTCAATATTTGCCACCAAAAGTCGTTAGTGACGAGGATTTGCGTTTTATTCTCTTTATTAAAGAGAAGTTAGATAAATTTACACAACAACAAATAGTACTGGATGATATGACTTTTATTTTTGATGATATAACTTTTGTTTGGTCTCTTAATCAGGGTAAAGTTATAAATATGCTACCAACACCGAAAAATATTGTTTCAGATGAAATTTTACAAGAAATTTATAAAAATACAACTTTTATAAACGAACCTTTTTCAACAGAAAAATTTTCTATTTTAGCACAAGTAAATTTTTTACCAATGGTTTTAGTGTTAGATAAAGATGGAAAAATAAACGATTGGTGTTTTATACATCACAACACTAATTTGTATGAGTTTGTTATTGGTAAAGCCAATTACACTTTAGTTGTAACCGCTCCTATTGACCTCCCTCATATTACATCTGCTGTAAAAACTCTACAACGACTTGGGTGGAATATTCAATATTTCTATGTAGAAAAAGGTAAGATACGGGCAAACTTAACTGCTGAACCTAATTTAGAAAATGTTTATGAAAATTTTGATAACAAGGTATACAAGAGGTTGATACAGGATTTTGGCAAGAAACTTGTTGACGAGACAGCGGATTATTTTTATCAGAAGTATGGTATAGAAGTTTTTAATATTAGCAAGGACGAATCACAAGATTTTAGGCAGTTTTTAAGATGGTATAAACTACAACCTACGGCGGAACGCAAAAGGCAGTTAGCAGAGAAGTGGGTTAATAGCGAGATAAATTTCAAGAATATAGAAGCAAGGTTGAAGTCGTATTTAAACAGGGCGACGATGAAACAATTACAAGAGTTTGTAAGATATTTGATAGCGATAGACAAGGTGAATAATAGTGGTGTGTATGAAATGTTATTACGAGATTACGGAATTTCTGACTATAAGCAGTTAGGGTTCAAAGATTTAATGAAGTTTGTTCGTGAGTTTAGCAGGATTATTTCGTTAGATATGTTTAGAGAGACGAAGAAGTTAGAAGAAATAGCGGAAATACAAGAGACGAGCCGTTCAGAACGGCTTGCGTTAGGGTTGAGCAGTTGGATGCCGTATGATGCTATATTTAACAAGTTAGGTAAAAGATTTCCTGCTGTGAGACGGCTTGCTGACTTGTATCGTATATATATGGGCGAACGGGATAGGATGATAGGTGCGTTTATGATTAGATTAAATAATATTTTAAATTATCTTGGTCGTGATTTTGTAAAGAACAAGTTTGACAAGTTTGTAGATTTTGTTGAGACAGGAACTCCGCCGTCAGGTGTTACAGAAGAAGAATTTTTTAAGATGATGACAGCAAGAGAGAGGTTTCAAGAGTTAACAGATGAGATATGGACTTATGTAAAGAATTGCGGTGTTTTAATGCACTCGCCTGTTGATGGTTTGTTAGAAGAATTTGACTATAGACAAAATTATTTTCCACATTTTTATCCTGAAGAATTTTGGGACGAGAAAAATAAAGAAAATGTTATTAAGTTGTTAATGGAACACAACAACATAGGACGAGAACACGCAGAAAGGTTGTATGGTATAATGCGTGAAGATTTTAAGTCAAGAGAGTTTGGTAAAATAGAGAGACACAGGGAGACAAACTTGCCTGGTTATGAGAAAACGCCTGAAGCGTTTACAAGGTATATATATCGTGCGGTAACAAGAGCATCTTGGGTAAAATATTTTGGTAACGATATATTTATTTTAGGTTATGGTTATATGCCGAAGCAGTTGTATGAAAATTTGGTTAAAATAGATAATCCGACAATACGGCGTTATGTTAAAGATGCGTTCAACAACTTGTTAGGTAAAACACGAGATTTAGGTGAGGAAGAACTTATAGGCGGTATTTTACGAACTATTAGACAACTTGAGACGTTTAAACTTTCGTTAGCGTCAATAGACAACTTGTGGCAATGGTTTGTTAACTTATCACCTATTGTAGGTTGGGACAATCTAACACACGCTTTAATACAAAGATTACAAAATGTTGGTAGGTCAAAAGAAATACTTGCGTTATATGGTGTTGGTGAACAATTAGCAAGAACAATGCGTATTATGTATCATACACAAGGACGAACTTGGCTTGATAAACTTACTGATTTACATTTAAACCTTACATTGTTTATCCCAACAGAACGAAACAACAGAGTTATAGCAGTATATTCAGGTAGTAATTTTGTTGACACTCTTAACAGTTGGTTGAAAAAAGGACAAAAAGATAAAGTGCGGTATGAATTAGAATTGTTAGAAATGCCAAAAGATACTATTGACAGAATTATTAAACGAGGGTTTATCACGCCTGAAGAAACAATGATGCTTATTTGGAACTTAAACGTCTTGACAAACTTTTCTGCTGATTTATGGTTTATGCCAAAAATTATGGGTTCTACAGAATTAGGACGGACAATATTTCAGTTTGTAGGAACATTTTACGCACAACAAACACGATACATCACACGTTTTATTATAAAACCTTTCTATGATTGGATTAGGACAGGCGGTAAACAAGGTAGTATACAACCTTTGATAAACTTTTTAGTTGCGATGTCTATCGCAGGCGTTGTTTCATCACAATTACGAGATTTCTTACGCAAGAGACGTCCTTTACCACCAGGCACTATACCTGATTTTGAAAAAGCAGTTGCTAATTATATCCAGTTCTTAATAATGAGCGGATGGATAGGTTTCTATTCGTTCCCGTTCTTGTATCATTTCTACGGCACAGATCCTATGCGAGACAGGTTCATCGGTGTTGGTTTATACGACATCCTCTTGTTGTTGAAAGATATTCAATTATACAATTTTGACGAATTGATTAGGACAAGGTCGCCACTTTTAGATGTAATTTTTACTTGGGTCAAGAATACACCTGATTATAAATATCCTATTACATACTTGCGGGCAAGACGGCTCTTGTATCAACTACAACGGACATACGATTTAATACGGCACAGAAATCCGCAGTATGGTGAAAAGTTTTACAAGGAAGTTTATTTACCATATTGGCAAAATTTTGTTAAAAAATATTCAAAAGTATATTTCATTGATACAGGCACTACAACACCTTTAAGATTACCAGCACCATCTTGGGATGATATGGTTCGTCCAAAGGAGTAAGGTATGAAATATTTTTTTATCTCAAAATACGGCGATAGTGCAGGTATATTACCAAGAATACAAGCGGAAGGACACGAAGTTGCGATGTATATACAAGAGAAAACTTGTAAACGTGTTCTTGATGGTATTGTTCCGAAGATGGAGATACAAGCAGGTGTTGACTGGGCAGATTATGTTGTGATAGATTATAAAGGTTTTGGCGTGTTAGCGGACAAGTTGCGTCGGCAAGGTAAAAAAGTTTGGGGCGGGTGCGAGTTAGCGGACAGGTTAGAGATGGACAGAGGGTTTGCGTTTGAGTTATGTAGAAATCTTGGTATTCGTGTTCCTGAAACATACGAGTTCACAATACAAGAAGCAATAGAGTTTTTACGGCAAGCAAAAAAAAGGTATATTATGAAATCTGACTTGGACTATTCTACACTTTCTTTTATCCCTGAAAGCAACGAGTATTTGATACAATTTATACAAACTTATCCTTTGCTTACAAACAAAAAAATATATCTACAAGAATATATACAAGGTGCTGAAATATCTACAAACATTTTTTATACACACGGCAAGGTTGTTCCTAATCCTGATGCTACTATAGAGACAAAAAAGTTTATGAACAACGATTTTGGTGCGATGACAGGTGCGATGACTTCGCTTGTATGGGTGTATCCTGAAAAAGAACCTCGTTTGTATCAAAAGACACTTAAGAAACTTGAATATTTATTATCAAAAGCAGAACTTAATGTTTGTATTGATGCTAACACGATTGTAAACGATGAAGATGTTTGGTTTTTAGAGTTTACGCCACGCTTGGGTTATGATTGGTTATATGCGTATATACAACTGCTTGACTGCGAGATTTCAGAATTTTTTGCGAGGTTGTGTGAAGGGACACTAACAAGGATACCTGCGAGAAGCGGGTTTGCGACAGCAGTGCGTGTTAGTATACCGCCGTTTCCGTTTGAAATGAAACAACAAGATGAGAAAATTTTAGAAAAGTATTATTCGTCAATACCTGTGTTAATCAAAAATTTTGAGAATGTTTATTTACTTGATGTTTGTTTAGAAAAAAATGGTATGTTTTGTTGTGGCAATGTTGTGTTTGAAGCGAGTGGTTACCATCCGACAGATTTTGTAGAAGCGTTTAGGCAAGCATACAAGAACACAAGAAATATAGAAGTTGCTAATAAACAAATACGGACAGATGCTATACCAAACGCAAGAAACAGGTTAGAATATTTAAAAAAAGTTAATTACTTGTCTGTCCCTGTCGGTTCTTCATATTTTTGAGATTTCATTAACAACCCATCCTTGAAAATCAACACAACTTTTTTACCAATGAGTTGTTCTGTTTCAAAATTATATTCGTTCTTTTTAGGATCTTTTTCTATCCCGCAATTGGACAACAGAATTTTTAATCTCCATCTTTTATTTTTCACACACGAAAGCGGTATTCTTACAGCACTACCATTATCAAGTAAAAAAGTAAATCTCAAAAATGGTTCTTGGTTTCTGCTTTCAAAATATTCAACATCAACAATTTCAGCAACAAATGTTCCTGTTAAATCTCGTTTTATTCTTGAAGGACGGCTATCATCATCTTTAAATACTATTTTCATTTTCTGTTCCTCCTATTTTTATTCCGTTTGGCGACCTTCTACCTTTTCTGTTTTTCTTGATATTCTTTATCACATCAACAACATTTTCATCAAACAAACAATGACCAGGCACCACAGGTTCAATTTTCCCATAGAACACCCATTGATACAGAGTTCTCGGACTTATTCCTGTCCGTTTTGATAGTTCTTTAATTGTCAATAGTTTTTTACTCATCTTTTTTTACCTCCTTTTCTTCAAGATTTTTTTCATAAAGTATGTTGCTAATATGCTGTAAAAATAAATATTCAAAAATTTCAGCAATTTTGTGTTGTTTATGATATGGAGCGTGGACATCTTCACCTGGCTCGTCTTGTATCAAACAACCGCACGGAGCAACTTTCTCACCTCGTTCTCTCGCATTCTCGTATTCTATGTCAAACTCGTCCACTTCTGAAAATTCAACACCTGCTAACAAACATAATAAACTTTCAACTATTTCGTGTATCATCACAACAAGTTGGTATACATCACCTATTTTACTTATTTTTATCACAAGTTCGTTATCCTCAATTAAATAATCACCAAGAGTTTCATATCGTTGCTTCTCAACATCAAACACAATTTTTATTTGTTTTATTTCCTTATCTCCGAGTTTCATTTTTTTACCCTCCCTTTTTATTTGTTTCTTTTTTTTATGGTTCCAGAACCTAATAAATTTTTATAACAATCATAACAATAACAACAACCATTTTCGTAATCGTATACCCAATTTTCTCTCTGTCCATCGTTAACAACATCTTCTACTATAAAACCACGAATCTGTTTTTTACATACAGAACATTCAATATAATAATTTCCCCTTTTAACAACACTTGCTGTAATTTTGCATACTTTCATTTTTTATCACCTCCTTTGTTCCTTCTACTTCTTCCAACCATTTTTCAAATCTTTTACATCCTTTTTTTGTTATTGGTATAATCTCTTTATTCACATATTCAGGTTCCCACATAATACCTCTCATAAACCACCTCCATATATGTTCCCGAAATTCTTTATTTAAATCCAAAAAGTTAAAATTCATCTCATAGTAATAAATATCATAATTAAAGAGACCTTTTTTATAATCTATTGCTACAAATCGTGACCGTCCATTATCAAATATTTCTAACCTTACAACAGGGTAACGCATATCACCATAAATAGGTATTATTTCTTTTATTCTGCCTTTTCTATTAAAAACTATTTTTACCATCTTCTTTAATGTTTTCATCTTATTTTACCCTCTATTTTGCTTTTCATCTATAATGTCTCTAACAATCTTGATAGCGTTGTCCAATAAATAAGTTCCTAATTGCCTTGATACCTTTACTTCAAGTTCTTTTATTAGAAACCTTAATGTTTTTTCATCAACTTGACAAGTTGACAAAAAATCTATTAGTTTATGAGACAGTATTCCTATATTGTTTATATATATTACAAATCCTTTCTTCATCCTATTCTACCTCCTTTATCATTCTTTAGTTTGTCATTTCCATAATTTCGCTAACCTCATCATCCTTTTTTCAATTACATCTATTATTTTTTTTCTCAATTCTTCATCTCTTACTAACACGTCTATCCCGTCTGTTGTTATCTTGTCCAATAGCATCCAAGTTTGTTCAGTAAAAGATACTTCGTAATATCTTTCCAACTCCTCTTCGTTAAAAATTTTTTTTAATTCGTCTTCCATTAGATACATATTTTTTACCTCCTTTTGAATAGAATATAAAAAATTGTTAACCCGCACAAAAACATTAAAAAATAATATATTCTTAAAAAAAACCCTATCTTTATCGGTGTCAATGTATAATACAATCCTATTATAATCATTAAACAACCTATTATAAATGCTACTAACAAAACTACTTGTTTCATAATTGCCTCCCTTGACAAATATCTCTGAACCCACACCACGAGCAAACTTGTGAGTCGTTTTTCTTGTAATATATCCCCGTCTTCATCAAGATTACTACATTTTTAACATTTTCTAACGCTTCTTTTATATCGTTTTCGTTGATATTCACATTGATAACTTGTAGCACAACATCTCTCTTTTGTCTTATTATCCCGTGAATTTCAACTTCACGAGGATAAATTATTTTGTATAGTTTTAACTGCTCATCAAAGATAAAATACATATCATCAAATCTTGTCCTGTTTCTCGTTTTCCAATCTATCAGTTTCTTTTCAACTAAATCTACTTCACCAACAAGTTTCCACTCAACACCTTCAAATTCCATTTCAAATTTTCTCGCAATTTCTTCAGGAAATAGTTTTTTCCCAATCTCGTCATAATATTTTGCTCCCATCCTCGCTACATCGTCTTTCAGTATATCTACATTGTCATACTCCGCCCAGTCCACTTCCTCACTCGCAACAATCCGTTCTATTTCTGTAACCGCAACATCAATAATAATATTCCTAATTTTCACATCATCACCACCTTCATTGATTTTCGTCAAAAACCCCTGCTTCAGTCCTTTATCAAGACCTGTTCCTAATACCAAGTTGCTTCTCGGTTTCATTTTATATCCCAACTTATACCTTAAATACCATTGGTAGTGACATCGCTTAAACATCTTTACTTGCGAATACGAAATTACATTATTCGGCAATTGTTCCAATTCTAATATTTCTTCTTCCATATTTACATTCCTCCTTTTGATTTTCTTTTGTAATACTCTTTTATTTCATCCAAAACCTCAAATTGTTTTTCTAACGGTAGTTTTTTAACTTCATTTATATCCTTTATATCATACACAACTTCTAAATAATATTTAAATGCTTGCTCAAATTCAGGAAAAACCTCTTTTGTTTTTTCATATCCTTCTTTTATTTTGTCAAAAATAGTTTTATCAACTTTTTGTTGTTCCGTTTTCTGCTCAACTTGTTGTTCAACTTTTTGTTGCTGTTGCTCTGTTTTTTCTTCTTGTTTATCTTCAATAACACTCACCTTCCCCAAGTCATCTATCACAATTTTTCTTTTTATTTTCAATTCTTGTTGCCCTTGCTTCTCTTTCACAACTTGCCCTTGCCCGTTCATTTCTCCCTCATCACTCAATTCTTCAGCACTAACTTCGCCAAGCCCTATCGCATCAGAAATCGCACGATTAAGAGCCCTCGTATACGCAGTTGCCCTTATGTCCTGTTCTTTCGTCCACCCTTTTTCATCCTTGTCCGCTCCCGCAATCCCGCAGTATGTCTTACCTGTATCAGTTTTCACAACACAAGATACCTCGCATTTCTTGATTGTTAGATTTTCACTATCATACCAAGTCCGCACCTCAACACCTTGCCCACGCTCAACACTAACAATCCATTTTCCTATCTGTTCAATTTTTTCTGTCTTCAATTCTGAAAGTTCAGAGGGTAACGCTATGTTTAAAAACTTCGCTAATTTCCTAAAAGCAGATTTCTTTTTATATCTTTTTATCTCTCCTCCCATAGTTTTCGCTACTCTTTCTGCATCTTCCTTCGTTCCATCCGTCTTAATCCGTCCACCACCACGATAAACATACCAAACATAATCGTCACTTTCAAGGATGCTTTCTAACTTCTTATACAATTCCCATCTTCTCTTTGCTTCTTCAACTGTTTTTTCTGTTATTTCAATCTTTTCAATCCCTTGTTCTACCTTTACAATCTCTTGTTTTTGTTCCTGTTGTTCCTGTTGTTCCTGTTTTTCTTGCTCTTGTTTTTTTTTCATTTTTCTTTACCTCCTATACCAATTAGTTCTTTAAATTCGTCTTCACCAAAAACGAGTTCCTTGCCACAATGTTTACAAAAAAATCTCATATCTAAATCATCCTCATAATCAACATAATCATATTCAATTTTACCATCTTCAACCACCACATTGTATATATTACAACTATAATTCCTCGCTTCAACCTCGTCTAATGATAACATTTTTTTACATCCTTCACATTTTATTTTTTTTACTTTCATCTTTTATTATACCTCCTTTCGTAATGTTTTATAAAATTTGTTAATTTTTCAACTCTTGTCTTCTCGCACTTCACACATTTTTTTATCACAACATCACCACCCTTGTAAAACCGCACCCACCAATGCTTACAAAAAAGTTGTTTAAAAAATTTTATCATTGTTTTCCCCCTCCTTATTTTTGTATATGGAAAAAATATTATTTCTCCATTTTTTCTACATAAAATTCGTGTTCCGTCCCCTTGTTCCCGTTAAAAATTGCAATTGAAACCACAGCAAGATTTTTTATAGTTTTACCTTCCATTATGTTTTTTATTTTTTGAAGAAAAACTTGACCATCTAATGTATTTTTGTATTCTTTACCACTGAAAAAAGTATCTTGTTTATCAATCCACTCCATACATTTCTCCACTTGTGGCATCACTTGATTTTCACCAACTTCGTAATACTTTATATGTTTCCCCGTTTTACAATTTATTATTCCTATTTTATACATTTTCATTTTTTTAACCCTCCTTTTTTGTTAGATTTTAATTATTATTTTATCTAAAATTTTATAAAAAATTTCATCGTGTTTAATATAAAATCTTCTCGTTTTAAAATCAATGTAATGTGCTACTTCGTGAAAAAAACTCTGTATAAAAGAACTAAAATTTATTACAAATAAAGAGTTGATTTCGTTATAGTGGTATGCCCCCAAATAAAACATTATAATTGCTTTAGGTTGCGAGGAAAACAAAAATTTTCCCCGCTTGCTTATTTTGTATTTATCAGATATATATATGGGTATATGTTTCAATTTGTATTGATTAGCGTATTCGTTTATTATTTTTTGCAATAATTCCCGTATTTCTTTTTTAATGTTTTTTTGTTGGTGATAATTATTCAACTTCTCATAAAATTCTTTTATGTTGTTTGATTGAAAAATTATTTTTTTAATATCATTAAAAAATTCTTCATATTTTATTTTACATTGATTTAATATATCTTTTATTTTTTCGTTATTCATTTATTTTTTTCCTCTTTTTTATAAAAATAAAAAAATATAAAGACAGACAGGAGCAAGAAGGAAAAACGGGAAACCTTCTCGCCCCTGCGTTTTATTTTTTTCTAAATATTTAAAGCTCTTTCAAAAATTTCTTTCATCACTTCGTATTCGTGACCACTCAGCCACTCTTCCGCACCATCAAACCAATCTTGGTAATAATATATTATATTGCCGTCTTCAAGAAAAATAAACCCATCCGCCGGACCCCCCCAAGATAATTCTAATTTCTTTCCTCTATATGTTAAATCGTCACTATACGCCAACGCCGTTTGATTTATCCAATCAATTAAATCTTCATATTCGCAATCGTCAACAACAAAACTTCCATTTTCTGATTCTTCTGCGAGTTTTAGCACCTCTTCAAATTGTTTTATTCTCTCTTTTAGTTTTTCATTTATTACTTCCTTACAAGTTTTTTTTCTCATATACACCTCCCCGTTTTTAAAGTTGTCAAAGACCCGTTTTTTTTCTTTCCTAATATATATATAAAACATTTTTTTGCAATTTGTCAACTTTTTTATAAAAAAATTTTTTTATAATTTTTTTTATTCAATTTTCCGACGAGAAAAAAATTTTTTTCTGTCACAACCACAAAAAAATTTTACCCCCCCTCCCATCATTTCTTGCTCATTTTTTTATTCCCGCCTCGTGACACTTTTTACAACTTCGTGTTATGTTCAAAACTTGAACATTCCACTTGTCCCGCTGTCCTGCTTGCCTTGTTGCTCCTGCTGTCCCGCTGTCCTTGTTGTCCTTGCTGCCTTCTTGCCTTCTGTTACAAGTATTTATATATACAAGTTATTACTTGTTACCTGCCTACTCGTTACTCGTTACCTGTCACCTGTTATTACTCGTTACCTGTCTTACTTGTTACTTCTCTGACTTGTTATTACTTGTTTATACTTGTTGACTTGTCTTCCTGGTTTACTTGTTACGCCTGTTATTACTTGTTACTACTTGTTACCTGTTATGCTTGTTTACTCGTTACGCTTGTTATACTTGTATTACTTGTTACGCTTGTTACTTGTTACGCCTGTTACTTGTTACGCTTGTTACTTGTTCTACTTGTCCTTGTCTTGTTACTTGCCTTGTTACTTGTCTTACTTGTTACTTGTCCTTGCCTACTCGTTGTTACTTGTTTATACTTGCTACCTGCTCACTTGTCCACTTGTCCTTGTTACGCTTGTCATACTTGTTATTTACCCGTGTAACTTGTATTTCACACACACCCCACCCCACCACCCACGAACCCGCACCACCGCCCACGCAAGTTACAACCTGTATTTTTTTACTCGCACTGGTGTAGTAACAAGTATTTAACTTGTGTTGGCTTGTTTAACTTGTGATACTTGTTTGATACTTGATTAGTTTAGTTAGCAAGGAGGCGAGGGGCGAGGGGACGGGGGGTGTGTGAAGCAAGGGTGATGTGAGTTTGGCAAGGTGTTGTTAAAATCGTTTTTAAGGGCTCAAACTTTAACGGATTTAAGTTTTTTTTGGCTGGTAGGTATGATATACTTGGGTGGGGGTATGAAGGGCTAATTTTTTGAGTTTAGCGGGTTATAATTGATTTTTCGTCTTGGTGTAGTCGGATAGTTTGACGGGTAGGGTGGAACGAGAGGTGGTGTAGTCAGGGTTAAGTTTATAGATTATGAAGCAAGAGTTTTGTTTTGAGTATTGCCAGAGAGCGACGTCGGTGGTTTGTAGGTTGAATGGTTGTGATGTAAGTGTTTGTAATTTTTGTTTGATATTTGAGGAACAAGTTACTTGTATGAAGTAAGGTTTTTTGTTAGGGTGGATAGCGACGATGTCGCATCCGTGTATATCAGCTCCTATGAGGACAAGACGACCTTTGATGTATAGAGGTTTCCATTGAGCACGGCAGGTGGTGTAACCTTGTTCTTCAAGTATCTTACATACAACACGTTCGTAGTAGATCCCTTTCTGCCTCGTATTCTTCATTAGTGTCCCTTTATTATTTCGCTTATATGTCTGAAGCCGTTAGAGATGTATCCTGTTCGTGGTAAATCTTGATTTTTCGTATCTTTTTCATCATAACTTAAAGTATCACTTGAAATTTCTTGTTGCTGTTGTTTTACTTGTTGTTTTTCAATTAAATGTTCGTAGTAGTTATAATCGTTTTGTTTGTATTGTATGATACACTGGGACATTTTGCGGTGGAAGTCACGTATAGTAGGGTTAACATCCTTGTTATGTTTAATATCGTATTCAACGAGTGTGAAATAACAATCTATGAGCCGTTTAAACAATCTCGTTGTTTTCTCTATATCTTGGTTCTCTTTATAATATCGTTTATAATCGTGTTTCAACAAGTCAAACTCTACCTTGAACTCGCAATAATAACCCAAGTCAAAGATATACTTGTAAACTTTGTCAAAATACCGCAACAACTCTCGCACCGCTTCGTTCACCGCACGCTCGTTCTCGTCGGTAATTTCTTTCTTTTCTTTTTCTTTTAAGCATGATTTTAGATATATTTTAGTTTTCTTTTTCTTTTCTTTTTTATTAACAAGTTTAACAGGGTTACAAGTAGACAAGTTATTACTTGTATTACTTGTTACTTGCTGGTTATTATTTAAATTAAATAAAATATTATACAGCGAAGTCGCATCAAGAGGCGAAAAAGGTATACTTTTTATACCTTTTTCAGGTTCAAAAGGTATATTTTTTATACCTTTTTGGGTGTCATCAGGTAAAAAAGGTATACTTTTTATACCTTTTTCAGGTTCAAAAGGTATACTTTTTATACCTTTTTGGGTGTCATCAGGTAAAAAAGGTATACTTTTTATACCTTTTTGGTCTATATCATATTTAACAAAGAACTCAAGTGTGAATTGTTTTTTGTTTAAGATGCCACGTTTCTTTAATCGTTTTTTAACAAGTTTAGCACCAATGATTGACATACCGCACATTTCTGCTATTTCTTTATTTTTCATTTTAGGGTTTAGCAGGAGTATTGCTATGATAATTTTTTCACCTGGACTTAACTCTTTATCTTTTAACACTTTTTCTGGGATTATTACGTTCATAATTTTATACCCCCTTTTTTTGAATTATTTTTTCTTACTTTCTTTTTCTTTCTGTTTCTTTATTTCTTTCAGATAACACTCTTTACACATTGTCCCGTATGCCCCGTGCCATATCTCATCTACATATCTTGAACAACGACCACATTTCAAATACAGGTCTTCGTTATCAAAATATCCCTCTTTATACTTCTTCACTACCGCGTTTATAAACATCGTTGTATCACCTATCTTGTCATACACCTCTTTCATTTCGTTAATCCAGGGGGCATATTTAACAAATATAGTAGCACGGCAGTCAGGACACAACCCTTTGTGATCCAAACTTCTCGGTGTCCATTCACGTTTACAACCTTGACATACCTTCCAGTCTTTTACTTTACCTTCCCACGTCTTGATATTTGATAATATTATTTCTTTCATTCTTTCTCACCTCCTTTTTCTTAAATTTTGGACAAGACAATATTGTTATATATTGTTTTTTTATATAAAAACTTCTTAAACTACACTCTTTATTGTCACATTTAGCACATAAACTATAACTATATTTTTGTTTCATATCTAAAACAAACCCAATTGTTTATCTTCTTTAACCGCTCTCAACCTTGCTCTTGCTATCTCTACATATTCTGCTTCTTTTTCTATACCTATAAACCTAAACCCCAACTTCTTGCACGCTATACAAGTTGTTCCTGAACCTGCAAACGGGTCAAGGACAAGACCGCCAGGTGGTGTTACAAGTTTGACAAGGTATTCAAGTAAACGCAAGGGTTTCACTGTTGGATGGTTGTTCCTTATCAAGTTGTTTCTTACATTACCTGAACCTGTCAACAACGACTGGTCTTCAGTTCCTTTCATCCCACCACCTTTCTTTAACGGCAAGTTTTCTAAACCCATATCTCGTTCTTTACGGCTTGCTTTCGCACAATAAAAAAAACGAGAGGCATTTATTCCACTTTGTTTATCTAACATATAACAAACGCATTGGGGGTTAGTATGGATAACCCCCGACTTTATATCATTATAATTACTTGGGGCTTGTGGTTGAATGTTTTTGATAAATCCTTCAACTTGATATGTTTTTCCTTTATAAGAATAAGAATAAGGTTTCTTTTCTTCTTTCCTTTCTATCACCTCATCACAAATACACTCTAAAATAACATTGGCAGGAAACCTTCCCTGTGATGTGTAATAATTCTTGATACTACCTCTGTCAGGTTCACCACCAGCAAAAGTTCCAGCAGGAGCGTGATGTATTACAACTTTCTCTTGACCAACACGACACGCATCAATGTTTATCCCACCAGTCCCCCATTTCAAAACATTCAACGCAACATTACGTTCACTTAATGGTTTCCTTGCTACAACAATTGGTTCATACGCAGGTTTGAGTGCTGTGCCCCACCCTTCCCACTTCTTCGCAATATCTTCTGTAATCTCATATTTTCTTCTCTCTACATTTGTATAATCTTTAGGTCTATATCCTTGTTCAAAGTTTAACTTATGAAAATACAACGCACCTTTTGAATTATCACCAATGCTGTTCAATGATGCCTTGCCTTCTTTCAACAATCTGTCTATACTCTTGGCTATGTTCAACGATTTAGGAAAGCCACTTGAATATAACCATATAATACAATCTCGTATTTCAAACCCCGCATCTTCAATCCCGCATACCATCCTGTGATAAGTTCTCGTCCCACCAAACGCCAAGAGATACCCGCCTGGTTTCAACACACGCAAAACTTCACTCGCCCACCTCCTTGTCCACTCTTGGTATTTCTGTAAATCTGTCCCAAAACTATCCCATTCCTTACCCATAAAAGATAATCCATATGGTTATGGAGGGTCGGTAATTATCGTGTCGACTGAATTTTCAGGAATCTTCTTCATAACCTGAATACAGTCGCCACAGATAATCCGACCCAAATACTCCTTTATGTTATTTTGTTCCATAATGTCTCCTTAAATGACATTTCAGACATAAAGTTATTAAATTAGATTTATCGTTATTTTGACATTTTTTATATACCTTTTTATAAAACACTTTTTTACATACTGGACAAATATGTTTTTCCATAAACTAATTACACTATATCTAAATTAAAACTTATTGTATCAATACAATTATCAGGCAAGTTTTTTAGAACCTCAAAACAATCACCTTCTATAATCTTGTTAATGTAATCTTCTAACTTGTTCATATTACCTCTTAACACGTTTTCTTAAAATTAAACTTACATACTTGTCTTTACAAGGATAAGAACAAGTTTTACCGCCTCCATATTTTAACCTGCTTGCTAAAACATAAAATTCTTTACCACAAATTTTACATTTACGTTTTACATACTTGTTTTTCACGTTTTTTACTCCAATATTTTTTGATACGTTCTAAAAACGCATTGACATATTTTCTTTTTCTGTAGAGCCAGGACAGGTATGTTTTGAAACAAGAGCGAGAGCAGAGAGGGACTTTTGCGTAATAGCGGTAGGCGACAAAAGGACGTTGACAGATAAAACATTTATACAATGATTTACCTTTTAAATTCCATTTTCGTTTCATTAACAAAAATTTACAAAATTAAATTTTGTTTGTCAAGAGGTTTTAAAAAAAATTTTTTAATCAGTTGTTTTTAAATAAAAAATTTGTTTTATAAATTAACTATGAAGGACAAAGAGATAGTTATAATTGATGATGAGAAAAAAAGTGAAGTAAAGATAAACAAGAAGAAAGGCGTGTTTGAAAATTTTTGTAATTTATATTTGTTGTATGATGGTGATGTGAAGAAGGTTTGTGAGATGTTAGGTGTGAATGAGAAAGAGATTTATAAGCAGATAGTTCAAGATGTGGCGAAACGGCGTAAGTTTTTACAGGTAAAAAAAATTTTGTTGTTAAAAAAGACAGAAGATTTAGAAAAAGATTTGTTAAAGACGGCGAAGATACGAGAGCAGTTAGGTATGTTTTTTTTGAAAACAGCGTTCCCTGATATTTACCAAGAACAAAAAGCAAGACGTCCGTTAACATTAAAATTTATTTCCAAGATAAGAGACAAGACAATAGATATTCCAAACTTTGATGAAGAATGACAGAAGTAATTTTATCAACTTATGAGCCGTTACCAAAACAACTTGAATTTCATAAATGTAAAGCAAAATATAGATGTTTTATAGGCGGTTTTGGAGCAGGGAAAACTTTATGTGGTGTTTGGGAAGCAATACAATTGTGTGTAGACGAACCTGGTAATATAATTTTAATAGCAAGGAAGACATATCAAGAGTTGACAGATACAACGTGGAACACGTTGTTAGAAGTTATACCTGAAGAACTTGTTTATCAATATTATAGAAAACAATTAAGGTTAGTTTTACGTAATGGCTCACAAATAATAGGACGTTCGCTTGACGATCCGAAGAAATATGCTTCTTTGAATTTAGGAGCGTTTTATATTGATGAAGGTATGGAAGCAACAGAACAAGATTTTTTAACATTGTGTGGTAGGTTAAGGTTAGACAGAGTTAAACATCATTGCGGTTATATAACAACTAACCCGCCTACTATAGACCACTGGATATACGAATATTTTGTTAAACGCAACGATCCTAATTATGTATTGATACGTTCTTCTACTTACGATAATTCTTATTTACCAAAAGATTATGTAGAAAATTTAGCAAAAGAATATCCAGATAGTTGGCGTAAGAGATATTTAGAAGGTGAGTTTGGTTTTGTATTACAAGGCGACCCTGTATTTCCATCGTTTAAAGAAAGTTTGCACGTTGACCCTGAAATAAGGTTCAACCCGTTTAAACCTGTAATACGAGGTTGGGATTTTGGCTGGCATCATCCAGCAGTAGTGTTTTTACAAATACAAGATAACAATATAATAATATTGGATGAATATATGGGTAACAAAATTTATTTACACGATTTTGTAAAACAAATTATACAATATTCAAACCAACAATTTCCAAACGCTTCGTTTATGGACTATTGTGATATAGCAGGTAAACAAAAAAAAGATACTTCTACAATGACTTCTATAGAAATTTTGATTTCTTATGGTATCCGTCCTTTATACAAATTTAGTGAAGTAGCAGAGGGTATAGAAATTATTAACAAACTTCTATCAACACTCACGCCTGAAGGTAAACCAATGTTACGTTTCCATCCTAAATGTCAACATTTGATTAACGCTTTCAACGGCGGGTATTGTTACCAAAAAAAAGAAAATAAAGTTGAACCTGTGCCATATAAAGATGGTTTTTATGAACACGTTGTTGATGCTTTACGTTATGCAATTATAAATCTTTATACAAACACGTCTGAACAAAAACGTAAATTTAGTGAACTTAAAATACAACAACTTTATTATTAAAAGGAGGTGAAACAAAAAATGAAAAAAATATTATGGATAATAACAATGTTGATACTCGTCACACATCTTTTTTCACAACCTAAAACATATTCAAATTATATTCAATGGGTAAGACCTGTTTCTACAATAACTGTTAATGGTGATATAAAAGTTGATTTTCCAGAAGTTCAAGTTGTTAGCGGAACGGTAAGCGTTGACAACTTTCCTTCAGTATACATCACCAGTGGAGTAGTAAGTGTTGACAACTTTCCTTCATTGTATATCACAAGTGGAACAACAAGTTTGAATGATAGTGTGTTAAATAGAGTAGTAATAAGGAATGCTTCACCAGATAGAAACTTAAACGTTAATACTTATAACGGGATAGATGTAAGGTTAATGAATAACACTGGCACGTTAATCAGTGATACATATCCACTTCCAGTTAATTATTCAATTTTTACTTCAAGTTATGTTGAAATAAATATAACTAATGGTGTAGTAAAATCAAGCAGTGGTTATTTGAAAAATGTTATTATAGGGACGGCTGGTAGCGGGTCAAGTTTAGTAATAAACGATGGTAGTAAAAAAATAGCAGAAATTGATACAAATTCAGTAAGAACTATAAACTTTGATACAAATTTTACAACAAACTTAACAATAACAACTACTGGAGTAACACCAGCAAAAATAACGATTGTTTATAAATGAAAAAAATATTTTTGTTAATAAACTTTTTAGCAATAAACATCTTTTGTCAGTTTTGGTATGTTGAAATTTTAGATTTAAAACGTTTAGACGTATATTTTTTGCCACAACAAAGTAATGATTATAAAGATGTTTTGAAAAGTGATTTAGAAAATATCCAAAACAAAAATGTTTATATAGCGATATATTCGTTTACTGATGTTGATATAGCGTCAGCAGTAGTGAAAGCAGTTCAAAATGGTTGTAATGTGTATTTGATAACAGATCCAACACAAGCAGGTTCAACAAGTTTAGATGAATGGTTAGAAAGTCAAGGTGTTCAAGTTAAAAGAAAGAGGTCAGCAAGTTCGTTTATGCACGACAAATATGTTGTTATAGAAGACGAAATTTTGTGGACAGGTTCAGCGAATTTTACTACGTCAGCATTAAATCAAGATAATAATATGATAAGGTTCAACAATTTTAGCGAGTTAAACAAGTTATATAAGGAGAAATTTCTGTGGCTATGGAACAAATAACAGGTTTAATACCATTTTTGATTGGTGTTATATTTAGTGCGGGCGTTTTTTATGGGACTACTAACGGCAAGTTTAGGCAACAAAAAAATTTTAATGATGAGATATTACTTAAAATAGATAAAATGAATTCAAAAATAGATGATATACAAAAAGACATTAAAAATATTATAGAACGTATTGCTTATTTAGAAGGTAAAATAAATAATGTTGAATAGATTTTTATATTGGTTAAAAGAATTTTTATGGATAATAGACGAATGGATATGGATTATAAGAACAAGTGTAAGATTAGACCTTATAATTTTTATTTTAAATCTTATAATTTTATTTTTCGTGATTAAAATTTATCTTATTTTACAACAGGCAGTAAAATGAATATTATAGACAAATTTAAACTTTTATTCAAGATTAAAAAAAGTATAGACGAAATTAAAACAAAAGCACAGGAGGTAAAAACTATGAATGGACAAGTTAAACCAGGTTGGAAAACAACAGAGTTCTGGCTTGTTGTTATAACACAAATACATACTATTGTTGAAACATTAAAAGGTAGTATTGACCCTGTTTTAGCAACTGCAATTCTTGCAGGATTAGATTGTATATACGCAATATTAAGATATTTAGCCAAAAAAAATGGTTAAAGTATTAACTTACGAAGAAAAAGTAAAATTGTTTGGTGACCCAAAACCTAAACCTGCGGACAAAGAAGGGTATGCTATACTTGATAAAGAGTTTTTAGAAAATATAAAGATGTTTGAATTCCCTATAATTGGCAAGTATATGTTTCACGTAAAAGTGTTTTCTCAATTGTTGAAAACGTTAGAACAGATTAAAGAAGCGGGTTTAGATAAAGAAATAGATGTTGAGAAAACAAGACAAGTAGGTGGGACGTTTGTTCCGAGATACCAACGATGGTCGTCAAGATACCCGCTTTCTTCACACGCATTTGGTATAGCAATAGATATGTTTTCTGTTGGTAGTGATGGGTCAATAGAGAAAACAAAATGGTCAAAAAAATTTGTTAAAATTTTTGAACAGAACGGGTTTGTTTGGGGCGGTAATTTTAAGAGTTTTTATGACCCGATACATTTTGAGATAAACAGAGTGTTATGAAATATTATTTTAGTTCAGATTTTGTAGCAAACGAAATGTTGAACAAAGAAGCGGTATTAGATAAACATATTAAAAATGCGACTTATTGTGAAAACATCAATTTTGATTTTGTAGATCCTGCGTATTACCAATTTAGTTTAGATAAAAAAGAGAAAATAAAAGAAATATGGTTGTTTTTCAAATTTTATAAAATTGCTAATACAGACGATATTGTTTGTGCTGTATCATTGTTTAACGATGATTGGTCAGAAAGAATTAGTTATGTTACAAAAAGTTTTAATTTTCTTAATGGTAAAAACTATATTGTTTTAACAAAATACGATTTTTCAGAAATTGAAACACAAAATGTTGAAATAAGGTTTATTTTTAGTGGTGAACAAATACACGTTGATAAAGTAAGGTTAGAACTTAATTGTGTTGGTATAAACGAAAAGATATACGCTCCAATAGTGGAACAAGATGAGATTGTTTTAGCGGAATACGTGCCAGCGTATCAAGAGCCGATATACCAAGAGATATATTGGGGGTCGTTTGGTTGGGGCGATTTTGGAGAAACATTTTTTGGACAAGGTATTAAAAGATGAACAGCAATAATTATGGTTGGATAATACCTGACAAACTTAAAAAACCCTGGTATATAGATTTTTTGAATTTAATAAATCAAATTGATAACTCTTTTTATATTGAAGAACAACAAAGAAAATCTCAAGATGAATATATAAAATCGTTAATTAAGAAATATATTACACCAACTTGTAGTTTTGTTGATTTAATAACTTCTTTAACAGCAAATTTTGATAGCACAACTTCTACAGATTGGGTTGTAGCAAGTGATAATGTAAGGTCGGCATATACTACAAAAAGTTTTGGTTTTCCAATAGACAAGATTAAGAAAATAAAGTTTTATACAGCAATACGTTGTCAACGTTATTCTGGTTCACAAGGTGGACAGGTTATAATAAATTTTAAAAAAGGTAATGATATAATATTAGGTAGTGGTGTTATGGATTTTAATACAGACGAATACGATGTTAATTGGATATATTGTGATGTAAAATATTTTGATATGGAGTTTGATAAAAGTTTGATAGATGAAGAAAGCGAATATATAATAGAACCTTTGTTTAGGTCAAAAGATGGTGGTGATGTAAGAATACAGCTTGACAAAACTTATTTCTTGGTGGTATTACAATGACAGATTATAGCAATAATTATAGATGGGAAATACCAAAAAAGTTTAAGATTGACTGGTATAACGATTTTTTAAAACTTATTAACCAAATTGATGCTCAATTAAAACAAGAA